TTCGAACCCTAATAGAAACAAATGAATGATTGCGATTTTATTTAATTCTGCAATCATAGATTTTTGAATCCTATTGATTGTTCTAGCAAATCTAATATCTAATAGTGATAAATTTTTACCATCACCAACAGCCTCTTCAAATCCTAAATACGCTTTAGGTATTCTTAATGCTGTAACAAGTTTCTTTTGGATATATTCAATATCAGCAATTTCCGCTAAGTTTTTAGCCCCATCTAATGTTTCAATAGGATTAGTTGCTGCCGGGTCTCTAACAGGGATAAAATAATCTTGGTCTACGGCCATTTGATTATATCTCATGTCAACATTTCCTGTTTTATGGTCTACAATTTGGTCTCTTTTGAATTTATTAGCAACTCTTTGTACGTAAGCATCCACATCTTTGTCATCCATATTACCCACAAATACTTTAAACACCCGTCTTTCAGGTGCTCTTGATACTCGGTAAATTAACATCGCGTCTTCAGATAATAGTAATTGTTTCCAAATACGACGAGCCTTTTCTAACATTGATGTACCATATGGTAATTTTCTATCATCACCTAATATTCTAAAGTGACCTATCTCCCATGTGTTAAATTCCATGTTTTTTTCTTTCCATGTGAATTTAAGAGCGTCATTTTCAATTTCTGCTGAATATTTTTCAGGTTGGAATTTCATTCCTTTTTCTAATCTTTCTATTTGGATATTAGGTAATTGTTGACAACCTACAACTCCTCTTTCGGGGTCTAATTTTAAATAAACAAAATTATCACCAAACTTACAAGTGTTTCTAATCCACATTGGTAAGTTTGTATTTATATCCAATTTGTTATTAAATAAATCGGTTAAAACTGATTTAATTCTTTTTGATTCAGAATAAATTTGTAAAATGTGCCCGTCTTTATCAGGTGTTGTCGACTCTTCAGCATAAATGTCTAATGCTGCTGAAATTTCGGGGGTATATTCCATGGATTCATAATCATAATATGATGCCATTCTTGTTGGTTCATAATAAACCGCCTGTTGATAAAGATTACTTTCTACTTTTTGCCATTGCTGACCAATATACATGGTCTGTTGAGCTTGTAGTTTTTCTTTTTCAAATTCTTGTTTGTTTGGTGTTTTTAATAATTCTTTTTTATCGAATTTAAAAACGGGTGATTGTTGGTCAATTGTTGAATTAGGTCCAAAAACTCTACCTAATCTTTGCCAAACTGTATATTTTTCTTCTGCCATTTTATTTTTTAAAATAGTTCATTTTATAATATTCTAAACTCTTCTTCCTCCAAATAACCAAGAATAATTTTCATAGTCACTTTTAGTTGGTCCAGTATATGTTCTATTACTATACATATCATTTTGAACCGGAATTGATGGATTAAAATTTTGTGACGAATCTTTAAACATAGTTTTGTCTGTTGTCCAAGATTCAATCATCGCTTTTGCTTGTTCTGTTGCCTTTTCTAATTTAGAAAAAGATGACTCCCCAACATAAATAGCCATAGCCATTGCCATAATTAAATCGTCGTGTTGACCTTTTTGGTGGTCAGGTCTTCCGTTTACATAAACAAAAGTATTAAGTTCATTAAAAAGTCTTTGGGACCTAACCGCGAACCCAAACCTTAACGCTTCTTCGAACGCTTGGACAATTAAAACTCTTTTTGAGTTAAAATTTATCCCCGGTATTTTATCTTCTTGTTTCGGGTCCCATTTCCATTTGTCTGCAGGATTAACACCATCAACATACAAATTTTTATATCCAAGTTCTTGAAGTTTTCTAGAAGTTGCAACCCCCATACCACCTGTAATGTCGGTTACAATAAATGCGTTATACATTATCGCCCATTTATATGCAATTTCCGCTACAATATCAGGTGGAACTTTTGCGATATATTCTAAGACTTGTTCTCTTTCATCAAAATCTATTATAATAAAAGTTGTAAAATCTTCACTGTCCCCTCTCGAAACGTCCATTCCCATAATATATCTATGACCAACAATCGGTTCTTTCCATTGCCAAAGAACACCACCCATAAATTTGTTTTCAGGTTCTCTAATATGGTTTTCTTTTATTTTTTTCATAGTTTCAGCAGGAATAACATTATCCCCTGACCCTAAAAAGTTACATTCTAACTCTTGTGATATTTTACGTTTATCAAATTTCAATTTTTTTGACATCGCTTCAAACCACGATGAATATGCCTTATATCCTTTTTCAATTTTTTGTTTAATATCTTCAAAGTCTCTATCCGATACTTTTATATTTGAATAATCGATAGTTATTTCATCATCCTTATAGTCAGTTCTATTTAACATGTAATGTATTATATCATCACACTTGATTAGTTTTAAGTCTTTGGAATATCTAGGGTCTCTAAACCAAAACATCTCAGTAATTTTGAAGTCATTCATTCCTTTTATCGCCTGAGCATAAATTGAGTAGTAAATTGGGTCAAACCCGTTGGGTGTTGAAATAACAATTACTTTACCCCCTGTTGAAAGGGATGCCATACACGCTGACCAAAAATCTTCATCAGCATCAATGTATGCCGCCTCATCAAAAATAAGAATAGTTGGTGTATACCCACGAAGTGCATCTTTTGAAGTTGCAACGGCTTTTACTTCACAACCATTACTTAATTTAAAGTGTCTTGCCGCATTTTTTTCAGATGAAAATCCTACACCTAACCAAGAAGGCCATTGTTCAACAAAAGACCTTACTTTATTTGCCATTTCAACGGCAGTATCCAATTTGTTTGCAATAATTAGGATTTTTTCTGGTTTTGATTTTTTAGCAAAAACCAATCTTTTAGACGCCCAAGCAGATGTTACGGTTGATACACCCGCTTGACGATATTTAAGTGCTATATTTTCTTCAGCAGTATCGTAATCTTTTACCAAAGTGACTTGGTCATTAAATAGTTCTAGTGGTACGTATTTTGATTGTGTGTTGTCGTAAGTTTGCAAATATGTTTTTAGTGCGTAAGGTGTGTCATTTACACATTTAGCATATTCTAATAATATTTGTTCTTTTGAAAGCGACATTCATTTTTAAATTCTACTTCTAAAATTTCTTAAAAGTTCTCCTTTTGTAAAGTGAGTTGGTATATGTTTTTGTACTATTGATAAAATACTTTCTTCTAATTTTTTTACATCATCCTCTTCAACTCTTTTTGGTAGACCTTTGTGTTTTGTGGATGCAAAATCTTCTAATTCTTTTTTAGACATTTCTTTTGCCATATTTTGAACTTTTTTAGAAACCTTGGATTTTGGAGTATCTCCTTTTTTAACAGAAAGAGCCAACCCCATAATTTTTTGTTGTTGTCTAGAAACCGCCTTTTCTTCAAGTTCCCCCTCAATCGACATTCCGTCATATTCATCACCAAATCCATCATCTGAACCAGGTCCAGAATAATTATCACCCGTTTCATATGGGTCGTTTCCTGCCATTCTATTTAATGCGAAGTCATCTTCTTCAAGTTCTTCTTCATAAGTAACAAATGATTTACCTGCAGATTTGGCCTTAGCCTCTTCAGAAGAACCTTTTTTAACATTAAGTGTCCCTTCTTGCTCCATAATTCTACGGTATAAAGAAGATAATTGTTTTTCTGATAGATTTTCTAATGTTTTAATAGAAAACCCTTCATGAAGTAATTTTTGAAGTTTATAATTCATGTGTTTCATTTAGCATCAAATTTTTTTCCCAATTTAATACGACATCTCTTTCGTATAGTTTACTTTCAACATTTTCAATACTTTCTCCGTATTGAAAAACTAATCGTTTCTTTTTATATACAATTATTTCATCTGAATCCGATTTTTCCCATCCTAATGAAATAACGCCATCAACAGCATCATAAACACAAAAAAAGTCTGAATTTTGAACTAATTCTAATTCTATGTCTGAGTTTTTTAAAATACCAACTTTTTTGATAAATTCAATTTTTGGTGGTTGTGGTCGGCCAGCTGCCGGTTCAATATCCCAATCTTCACCATACGAGTCATCAACGTCTGAAAAAATAAATTCATAGATATTGTCTCCTCTAAAGTTTGGTCCTAACTCATTTATATAAATTAAATTCATATAATATTTCCTCTTGTGTCTATTTTAATTTGTTTACCTTTTTTATTAAAAATTAAATTATCTAAATTTGTTTTACCTACAAATTGTGCTCCTTCAGATAAAAGTCTATTCGCTCTTTCCAACTGACGACTTGTTTCTGATAAATTTTGTAACTCTTGTTTTACTTTTATCTGTGTTAATTTGTTTTTAATATAATCTTTTTGTTTTTTTTCTTCTAAAATTGGAGCCTCTTCTTTTGTTACTACAAAATATTTTTTCAAAACATTTTCAACTCTTGATTCTCCAAAAACATTTTCTGTTGGCTCTTGCGGCATTGGTTCTTCACCACCCATAGGAGCTCCACCCATTGGTTCTGCTCCAAATTCCTCACCTCCAAACTCATCACCACCAAAATTGACATCTTCTTCACCACTAAAATCTAAACTTTCAGGTCCTTCATCACCGTACATATCAATTTCTTCAAATTTAGATAAAATGTCTTCTTTATCATCCTCGTCCAACTTTTCTAAATCTAAAGCTGATAAAACCATGTTTATAACATATTTAATATCCTGTGAATCCAATCCGTCTTCATCTTGATTATTATATGCTCTTAATTTTTGTGATAATTTACCTGTAAGTCTTTGAATAGTTTTGAAACCTCCGCCTTCTTCAGGTTCTCCTCCCATTGGTTCTCCTCCCATAGGCTCACCACCCATTGGTTCTCCTCCCATCATTTCATCTCCCATTGGCTCACCACCCATAGGAGCTCCACCCATCATTTCATCTCCCATTGGCTCACCACCCATAGGAGCTCCACCCATCATTTCATCACCCATTGGCTCACCACCTTCTTCAGGTGCTGGTGGTGCAGGAGTTTCTTCAGGAGCAGGAGCAGGAGCAGGTGACGATTCAGGTGCTGGCGGTGCAGGTGCAGGTGCTGGTGCTGCGTCAGGAGTTGGTTCCGTTGCGGGTTTAGGTGTTTTTAAAACGAATTTTTTTTTTGAAGCGGTTTGCTCGCCAATTAAAGGAATCTCCTCGTCATTCTCATGAATACGATTTAATTCTTTAGCGTGAAGATTCAACTTTTTCATCGCCTGAGAATACGAATCAAAATATTTTCTTTGTCTAATTGGGTCTGAATAATCTAAAACAGATTCATTAATTCCTTTTTTAATTATATAACCTAACTTTTCTTTAACAATACCGTAAGTGTAACCATCGGCTAATTGAATGGTATAGTTCAAAGTTTCGTTTTCGTTAAGTTGTGATTTTGGTTTTTCATTATAATGTGCAATTTCTAAGATACGTCTAATTTTGTCCATACCTTCTAATTTTTCACTTCCAAGTGGTTTCAAATCTGCCATTTTGTGTTTTTCTTAATATGTTATTTTTAATATAAATATCCAAAAGGATAGTTTAACTCAATAATAAATATATTGTTAATAGATAAATTGACTAATTATTCAATATTTAAGTTTTCTAATGATAATTTTTTATCAGTAATCTTGTTTTTGAAGTCTTCAAGTTTTTTTATATAACCCGTTCTTCTTAAAAACTTAAACACCAAATTTTCATATGAATACTCCCCTTCTTTTGTTAATCCACAAGTTCTGTATTTTCTTAACTTTTCTTTATATTTCTTAACAAGGTCAATTGCGTCTTTTAAATCTTCATCTTCTGCATTTTCTAAAACACCATCTATTATATCCATCCATTGTTGTGCCTTTTCTTTAATCTTTTTCTCATCAACTTCAAAATTTTCTTTTTCAGGTTTTCTAATCCATGTATCAGAAACCAAAGAATAAGACCCCATACTTTTCTCTTTTTCGTTAGAGTCTTGAATAAAAACTTCAACTTCATAACCTTTAATTCTAATGTCATGAGATGCGTTAAACAATGTTTTTTTTAGGTGAAAAAGTTCTTCATATAATTCTTTATTTTCACCAGCTTCATTAAAATCATATAATAAATGAACGTCAAAATCAGAAAACTCAGACCAATTATAACCAGTTAAAGAACCAATCAGTATAATGTCTTGAATAAAAATGTCTTGGTCAATTGTTTTTAAAAAAACGTCAGCAACTTGTAAAAGTTTTTTTCTAATTTCAGGTTTTAATTTATAGAATTGGGCGTCTTTGTCACCCATATATTTTTCATTGGGTAATTCCCAAACTTCAGGATTAAGTTTGTCTTGTAAATAAAAGCTATTTATAACTTTTTTAAATTCCTTCATATTAATAAATACATTATCAATATGATTTTCAAAGTTTTTTGTATTTGAATTTTTTTGCTATGTTTTGATTGAAATATTTCCCTTGGGAATCTGATAATCTAAATTGAGAATATATTGAATGTGGAACTTCTTCATATTCATATAACATTTCGTTGTTAAAAGTGATTTTTAATGTTTTATTTTCAATATCATACTCACTTCTTTTTAAATTAGAAGATGTTATTTCACAAATAATTTTGTTTCCTTCTATGTCTGTTCTAGTTATTGCCATGTTAATATTTTTTTCAAAAAAATAGTAAAAATTATAAAAGTAGTAAACACACAAATAAAAAATCCACCCGAAGGTGGATTTAAAATTTACAATCTTGGGAGATTATTTTACCTCTTCAAAATCTACATTTGTAACTTCTTCTTCATTATCAGAACTTTCTGAAGCTTGGTTATACAAATTTTGACTTATTTTTTGAAACTCGTTATTTACCTCATCCATTAACGATTTAATATTTTCAATATTTTTTTCGTTATATGCAGTTTTTAGATTTTCAATTTTAGAAGTGATATTTTCTTTATCTTCATCTGAAATTTTATCTTTTAAATCTTCCAAAGACTTTGAAACTTGAAAAATCATAGAATCGGCCGAATTTAATGTGTCAGCATCCTCTTTTAATTTTTTGTCAATTTCGGCATTTTGTTCTGCATCCATTTTCATTTTTTCAATTTCTTCTTTGGATAATCCTGATGAAGACTCAATTCTAATTGATTGAGTTTTATTGGTTGCTTTATCTAATGCCGATACATTTATAATACCATTAGCATCAATGTCAAAAGTAACTTCAATTTGAGGAACACCTCTTCTTGATGGAGGTAATCCGTCTAAATGGAACTTTCCAATAGTTTTATTGTCTTTAGCCATAGTCCTTTCTCCTTGTAAGACATGAATTTCTACGGAAGGTTGGTTGTCGACTGCGGTTGAAAATACTTCAGATTTTTTTGTTGGGATTGTTGTGTTTGCACTTATTAGTTTTGTAAACACACCACCCATAGTTTCAATACCCAAAGATAGTGGTGTTACGTCCAATAATAATACATCTGTCACATCCCCACCTAATACACCACCTTGGATTGCTGCTCCTAATGCAACCACCTCATCGGGGTTTACACCTTTTGACGGGTCTTTACCAAAAAATTTCTTAACAGCCTCTTGAATTGCAGGGATTCTAGTTGAACCACCAACCAAAATAATTTCATCAATATCTGAAGGTTTTAATCCCGCATTTTTAAGTGCCGATTCACATGGTTTGATAGTACGTTTTACTAAATCTTCAGTTAATTGGTCAAATTTAGATTTTGTAATTTTTAAAACTAAATGTTTTGGCCCTGTTGAATCGGCAGTTAGATAAGGTAGATTGATGTCAGTTGAAGGTGAAGATGACAACTCAATTTTAGCCTTTTCTGCCGACTCTTTTAGTCTTTGAATTGCCATAGGGTCTTTTGTGATGTCGATACTTGTTTCGTTTTTAAATTCACTAACCATGTAATCAATTAAAACTTGGTCAAAATCATCTCCTCCTAAATGAGTATCTCCGTCTGTAGATAAAACTTCAAATACTCCGTCACCAAGTTCCAAAATCGAAACGTCATGAGTACCACCTCCACAGTCAAAAACAACAATTTTCATTTCTTTTGACATTTTATCTAATCCGTACGCTAAAGCTGCCGCGGTTGGTTCGTTTATAATTCTTCTAACCGTTAATCCCGCAATTTCACCAGCTTCTTTTGTTGCTTGTCTTTGAGCATCATTAAAATATGCAGGCACAGTGATGACCGCCTCAGTTACTTTTTCACCTAAGTAGTCTTCAGCTGTTTGTTTCATTTTTTGTAAAATAGTTGCTGAAATTTCTTGAGGTGAAAATTTCTTATCGTCAATAAGAACTCTTGGATTATTTTTTTCACTCACAACTTTATAAGGTACTTTTTTGATTTCACTTTTTGTTTCATCAAAACTTGTACCCATAAATCTTTTAATTGAGTATATTGTTTTTTCAGGATTTGTCACCGCCTGTCTTTTTGCGGGGTCTCCAATTTTTCTCTCACCGTCTTTAACAAATCCAACAACTGATGGTGTTGTTCTTTTTCCTTCGCTGTTTGTAATTACTACCGGCTCACGACCTTCCATTACTGCTACACAAGAATTAGTTGTTCCTAAGTCTATACCAATAATTTTTCCCATTTTTTGTTTAACATTTTTTATAGTTTATTTTTTTTGTTTATTTTATTCAACAAATTTGTGCCACAATTAAAAGTATGACAAAATGTCAGTATCGTCAACATATGTCAAGACATAATGTCAAAAATGTATTTTTTAATTGATTATTAATAAAGTTAGTTATACTTTTTAAAAAAAACAATATGATTGAATCAGCAGACAACAACGAAAAAGACAAAGGAAAAAAAACTGAAACCACAGGTAAAACACCCGTGTTGGATAATTTTTCAAGAGATTTAATAAAAGCAGCAGAAGAGGGTAAATTGGACCCTATTATTGGAAGAGAACAAGAAATTAACAGGATTGCACAAATTCTATCAAGAAGAAAAAAGAATAACCCAATTATTATTGGTGAACCTGGTTGTGGAAAAACCGCTATTGTGGAAGGATTAGCCAAAAAAATATTTGAAGGGGATTGTCCTCAGAATTTAGTTAGTAAAAGAATTGTCTCTTTAGATTTAACCTCTGTAGTTGCAGGAACAAAGTATAGAGGTCAGTTTGAAGAAAGAATGAAAGTTATAATTGAAGAATTATACGCAAATCCTGACATCATTATTTTTATAGATGAAATCCATACTATGATTGGTGCTGGAAACGCATCGGGCTCCATGGATGCGTCAAATATATTTAAACCAGCGTTGTCAAGAGGAGAAATTCAATGTATTGGTGCAACCACATTAGAAGAATATAGAAAAAATATTGAAAAGGATGGGGCTCTTGAAAGAAGGTTTCAAAAAGTTGTTGTAGACCCATCAACTAAAGAAGAAACTTTAGAAATACTAAAACAATCTAAAGACCGTTACGAAAAACACCATAAAGTTAGATATAGTGAAGATATTTTAAAACTATGTGTTGAATTGGCCGATAGATATATTACCGACAGAGAATTTCCTGATAAGGCATTTGATATACTTGATGAGGTTGGGGCAAGAAGTCAGGTGGAAATCAAATTACCCGAATCTATTGAAAAACTAAAAAAAGAAGCTCAAGAAATAAAAGAACAAAAAATAGAAGTAATCAATAAACAAAGGTACGAAGAGGCCGCAAATTTAAGAGATAGAGAAAGAAAAGTTTTATCAGAACTTCAAAAAGAAAAAGAAGATTTTGAAAAAAACAGAGACCTTTACCGAAAAGAAGTTACAGAAGAAATTGTTTATGATGTTACTTCTTTGATGACAAAAATTCCTATTAATAAAATCACAACTGATGAATCAATTCAATTAGCATCATTACATGAAGTATTAAACACAAGAGTAATTGGTCAAAATGAGGCGGTTTCCAAAATTGCAAGAGCAATACAAAGAAATAAAGTTGGTTTAAATGACCCTAAAAAACCAATATTTAGCGGATTATTAATTGGTAATTCAGGTGTTGGTAAAACTGAATTGGCAAAACAGTTGGCAAAACATATGTTTAATAGTGAAGACGCACTTATTAGGTTGGATATGAGTGAATTTTCAGATAAAGTTGCAACATCAAAATTAACAGGAACATCACCAGGTTATGTTGGGTATGAAGATGGTTCACCATTTTTGAACAAAATTAAAAACAAACCTTATTCTGTTATTTTATTGGATGAAATAGAAAAGGCTCACCCAGAAATTTTTAATGTATTTTTACAAATGTTAGATGAAGGGTTTTTAACCGATGGTCACGGTAGAAAAATTAACTTTAAAAATTGTATTATCCTTATGACATCAAATGTTGGAACAAGAGTTGTTCAACAATTTGGTACAGGTGTTGGGTTTTCAACATCCCATAAAGAAGAAACAAAAGATGAAGAAATAAAATCTTTATTGGAAAAAGAACTTTTCAAAAAGTTTGCACCTGAATTTATAAACAGATTTGATGATATTGTATACTTTAAAGACTTGAATGACAATGATTTAATGAAGATTTTGAATTTAGAACTTGAAAAATTATATACAAGAGTTTCAAATCTTGAATTTAATGTTGAAGTTGATGAATCACTAAAAAATCACTTAATTAAAGTGGGTACGGACACTAGATTTGGAGCTCGTATTTTGAAAAGAACGGTTCAAAAGTGGGTGGATGATGCGATTACAGAAAAAGTACTTTCAGATAAGCCAGATAAAAACTCTACATTTTTACTGTCGTATGATGAAAAAAATAATAAAACAGAAGTTAAAATAAAAAAACCAACAAAAAGAAAAGGTAAGGTTTAATATTATTTATTAGTATTTTCTTTCGCAAGCAAGTTTTTTTCCTTCATACGTAACCCCGTTATTTTTAAAATCTTTAGCTTTGGTAATTGCGTTTTGTATGTTATTTGAACCTTGGGTATATGTACCAGCTGGAAAATTTTTGTTAAAACAAACAGAACCAACACTTGTGTTAAAAATACTCACGTAAGCTCCGTCTTTTTTGAAAACATTAGGTTTTTTAGTTTTTTCAAAACCCTTACTCAATAACTCTTTAGTGAGTTCAGGGTCTGAAGAAAAGGTTGGGTCTTTTTTTGTTTGAATTTTTTTAAGAGCCTCATTATACGACACTTCCACCTGTTGGTAAAATTGACAATTCTTTAAAAGTTCAGGGGTTATGTTTAATGTACCACTATATAAAACCTTAAAATTATAATCAGTAATAGTCAATGATGCTTTATTTTTATTGTCTTGTGAGCGTATTGTTAAAATTAATGATACAATTGAACTTATGATTTTTTCTTTTTGAAGCATATATCTATATTTTCCACCTGTGTCTACAGATTTGTAACCCTTATTTTTTAAACAACTTATTAATTGTGAGTCCAGTGTATTTTTTTCTTCATTAATAACTCTTCTTACAATTTGAGCCAAATCTGACTCAGTTAATCTTACAATTCTTTTCATAATTAATTTTATTATATACAATAAATATCATATATTTGTAAAAAACAAAAATAATGGACCTACAAAAATTCAAAGAACTCCTTTCAGTACCATCGAAAACATATCAAGAAGAAGATATGGTAGAATATATTTGTGATGAATTGGAAAAAATTCATGGTGTTACGTTTTATCGTGACAATATGATGAACATATATGCAACAAAGGGTACATTAGAAGAAGGTGAATTTTATCCCATGTTTATCGCCCACACCGATACGGTTCACAACAAAATAGATAAGATTGTTGTTAAAGAAGAAAAATTAAAACGACCGCACACTTTTGGTAAAAATTTTGACGATACTCTTGTTGACGTATTAAAAGCATACGACGTTAATGATTTACCAACAGGAATTGGAGGTGATGACAAATGTGGTATTTTTATTTGTTTAGAATTACTTAAACAATTAGACAAATTAAAAATTGGTTTATTTGTAAGTGAAGAAACGGGTTGTCACGGTTCATCAAAATGCGATGAAACCTTTTTGCAAGATGTAGGTTATATCACACAATACGATGCACCTGGTAACCATTTAATAACCGAGATTTGCTCAGGAGTTCGTTTATTTGAACGTGATAGTGAATTTTTTACAAAAACATCAAAAGTTATTACCGAATCTTTTGGAAATGAAATGTTAGTTCAATCACACCCTTATACTGATATTTCACAGTTGAAGAAAAAAATTGATGTGTCTTGCATCAACATGTCTTGCGGTTATTACAATATGCATTCACCACAAGAGTTTATTTCAATTGAAGATGTAAAATGTGCAATTGAAGCTGGAAAAAACATGGTAAAATTTTTGGGATTAAAAAAATATGAGTATCTTTACAAACCAATCATTTATACACCGAAAACAATTATGAACTCATTTGTAGAAGATTTAGACCAAGACGTAGACGTATTCGGTTTTCAAGACGAGACTTTTCATCGTTTAGACACTATCGACGTTTATGAAGAAAAAGATGGTATCACATTAAGTGATGCTTATGATGACGGATTTTTATTTATCCCCGATGAGGATTTAGTAAGTCTTTATGAAATTATTAAAGAAAGATTGATTAAAAAGTATTAACCAATATAAGGGACGAGTGGTGGAGTCACCAACATATCCAAGATACGACGTAATGGGGCGGACCCTTTTTTAAATGGTTCTCCCCATGTGTTTCCTTT